GAGCGCTTGTAGGCACCTGTGACTACAGGCGCGATCGACCTGGCTTCTGCAGCGGCTTGTTTGCCGCTTTCGTAAAGAGCGTCGATGAACTCGTCGTTGAGTTTCATCTGCTGTTCGAAGAGCTTGTTTGCGACGTAGAAGGCGCCCATGTCAGTCCGCGTGGCAGAAGATGGTCGCGGTCAGGATGAAGCGCTCACGCGCCGGCTCGAGGGCCGAGTCAGGCACGCGGCTCATGGGTCCGAACTTGACGTCGGAGACCACTGCGTCTTCGTGGGTGTCGTCAGGCATCGCCTGCAGCACGTCACGCAGCGTCCGAGCGAGCTCAGAGGCTTCGCCGTGGGCGATGTATTCATCCTCGCCTCCGTAGCAGTCGAACTGCAAGTTGGCGGCGATCAGGTGGACGGGAAGGTTGCCGACCGTGGTGTCGCCGATCTGCACGATCTTCACCCACGGATCTGAGAGCGAACGCGGGTGCTTGCCGCCTACGCGATCGCCAACTAGGGCGATGACCGCAGCGTCGTTTCGGAGGTATTCGCCAGTGATCTTCTCGACGTCGGGCGTAAGTGCCATGGTCAGCTCCCTGTGTCGTCTGCGCCAGCTGCGCGACGGACTGCGACCTCGATGTGAGAGTCGGTCTTGGTCCGAGGATTGCGTACCAAGTCAGGCACGCCGGTGACCTCGTAGGTGTGTCCGTCGATCACGATGCTGTCGTCTTGGTCGATGTTGGTTGTAGCCGGCAGGAATACGCGGAAGCTGGTCTCGGCAACCTCGTCACCTGGCTCGGTGCTAGAGGTCTGCTGCAGCTCGCAAAGGGTCGCGGTTGCGACCTCCTCGCGTATCTCGTCGCCGTAGTCGTCACGATCGACCGAGGTCTCGCGGCGAATCACGGTGCAGGCTTGGTTCATAAGTGCGGTAAGGCTCACGTTGCTACCTCGTCGATCAGGGTTTGCATGTCTTCTCGTGTGCGGGCTCGTCCGTAGCGGCGAAGCAGCGCCTTGCTTTCGACCGAGCCGATGCGCCGGCTTAGGCGCTCTTGCGGTGGGTGCCAGAGGTGGTAGAGCGGCGCTTTGCCTCGCCACGGGTGTTCGGCAAGCATGTAGAGCGCAAGCGCCCAAGCGTCGTCTTCTTGGCCCCAGCCTTCGAAGCGTGGGTCGATCGGGACGCGCCGGAAGGTCTCGCTGTGCATGGCGACGATGCCTCCGCCAACGGTGCCAGGGTAGGCGCGCTGCTCGACCGATCGGGACTCGTCAGAGGGCTTGGAATCACCCTCTAGGACGCGCTGTGTGGCGTTCTCATCGAGTCGAAAGACGCCCTTGTGTGGAACCGCCCACTCATCTTCGTCGAGCGCGGCGATTGCGTCGGTCAGCCCGTCGCACCAGCAGTCAGCGTCGTTCATCACCACCAGCTCGTGACGCTTGGTTGCCTTGATGCCGGCCTGCAACGCCTTGGCTTTGTTCCAAGGCTCGTCAGCGGCCAGCTCGCAGACGACGACCTCCCAATCAGGGAAGTTCTCTGCGTATTGGCTAGTTACCCAGTCCAGTGCGGCGGCGCGATGTTCGCAGCCAGCCTGCCACGGGATCAGTACGCAGGACACGGGTCCTCGACCAGAGCGGAGTCGTAGTCAGGGTTCAACGACCAGAAGTAAGTGCGGAACACGTCCTCGATTGCCTTCTCGCCGTGTTCGTCGAGCAGACGACCGTAGTCGCGCCAGTGTTGGCCCTCGCCATAGGGAAGAGTCGAAGCGTTGTATGCAGCTGCGCCGTTTCGCACCTTGCTCACGAACTGTTCGGGTGAGCGGTAGGGAAAGTGTCTGACCTCAAGCACGCCTTCGGCGGTTGCGCCGTAGTCGGCACCGTGGTTGCCCTGGTGGATCGTCACGTTGGCGCGTGGCCTGCAGGCGACCTTGTGCATCCCGTTTGGCTCTCCGCGATGCCAGCGGATACGGGCGATCGGGTCGGCTTCGTCAGGGTCTTTGGAGGTAGGCACGTGGTCGAATACGTGTGCGACCGCGATCGAAGCGTCGACCTCTGGCAGGGTTTCTCTGATCCTGCCGTGTTTGCCAAGCCAGATCTCGTCTGCGTCGAACGGAATCACCCACTCGGCACCTTGGTCTGCAGCGCGCATGGCAAGGTCGGTCATCTTGCGCGACTGGTAGTAGGCGACCTCGGGATCGTTCACGACCTCGATGTCGAACGACTCAAGGATCTCGCGGGTCCCGTCGGTGGAGCCGTTGTCGGCGACGATGATGCGATCGACTTGGGTGAGAAGGTGTTTGATCGTCGAGCCGATGATGTCGGCTTCGTCTTTGACCATCGAGACTGCGAACACCATTAGTAGCCAGTCCCTTGCCTGATGCCTACGTGCTCAACCAGTGGAGCCGCGTGCTTTTCGCCGTAGATCGCAAACGAGTAGTCGTCGGCAAGCAGCTGGTGGGTGAAGACGCCCTCGCTGTGCGGGACTTGCGGCCAACCGCGCTTGCAGAGCTCGGCGCGATAGATCGACGGGTTCGTCGTGAAGTAGCGGCGGTGAACCGTGTAGTCGATGTCGTTTTCGGAGCGCTCTTCGAAGTCCTCGGGATGCGCTTCGACGATGCCGCCAGCAGCCTTTTCCTCTTCGTTGACCGCTTGGCGCTTGAGCGATACCTGAGCAAGCCAAGGCTTGTTTTCGAGCAGCCAGATCATCTGGTCAAGCGGGACGTCCTGCTGCAAGATGAAGTCGTCCTCCATGTGGAACACGTAGTCGGCCTCGTCTGGAACCTGTTGCCACGCGGCTTGGACAGCGCCGTGGAAGCCGAGCGTGTGATCGGTGTCGTCGGTGATGACGAGCGCGTCTGGTTTCGGTAGGTGGCGCTTGACCGAGGCAAAGGCGTCTGCTGCGCAGGGTCGACCGTCGGTGATGAAGAGAAGACAGATCATGTGGCGACTCCGTTGTCTTGGGCGATCCGTTCGTGCCATTTGAGGCGCGTCGATCGCCCTGGTGCTCGGTTGCGCGAGTCGGTTCGGACGTGGGCGATGTAGATTGCCTCGGGTATGACCTCGTTGGTCGCGCCGGCTAGGTCGCAGCGCAGCCAGAGGTCCCAGTCTTCGTAGAGCGGGTAGTCCTTGAAGCCGCCAACGCGGTCGAAGAGCTCTTTGCGCACAAGCGTGCCGATGACCAAGTGGTTGCCGGTCTTCAAGTCCTTTTTCGGCCAGATCTTGAGCGCCCGCATGTTGCCGTTGACCACGTAGCGCACAGCTGGACCGCGAAGGTCGGCTGTGCCTTTGCTCATGGCGTCGAAGTAGCCAGGTGCCAGCTCGTCGTCGGCGTCGAGGAAGCAGAGCCATTCGGTGGTTGCTTGCGCTGCGGCCTCGTTGCGTGCGGTGTGCAGCTGGTCGCCGTGGACATGCACGACCGGCTTCTCGCACGACGGTATGGCGCGATCGGTGGCGAGCGTGCGCCACTTCTCATCGCCAAAGGTGCCTATGCAGATCGTTACCTCCATAGGTGCCTGCGCTGCAAGTAGATCTTGTGGCCGACCTTCATCCGTTGGCGCTGAGCGCGGTAGAGGTCGTCCCAGTCGCCCTTGTTCCAAGCTGGGTGCATGTGCTCGACCACCGAGTCGCGTGCGAAGGCAAACGCCCGACGCTTCTTGGCGGTCTGCACGAACTCGTCGTCGACGTACTCGTGCGGGTATTCCTCGTGAAGCAGCTTGGTCTTGTCGTCGATCGTGCCGCCATCGGCGTACCAGCGAGCGACCAGTGAGTGGGTTGCGTGCTGGCCGCGCATGACGCGCTTGTTGCCGAGGTCGTTAGTGCCTACGACGCCGATGTTGCCGCGCATCTTGCGCAGAGCGGCCTCTAGCCAGCCTTGATGGAACTCAAGGTCGTCAGCGCCGAGGAAGATGTAGGGCTCGTCGGAGTAGGTGCAAACCGCGTTGATCTTGGCGGCGTAGTTGCCGTCCTTGACCCATACCTCGCCGTCGGCCTGCTTGATCGCTTCTATCTCGGGTCGATCGTCAGGGTCGGCGACGAACACGACGCGGTAGGGCTGCGGCGTCGCAGCTGCGATGGAGTCGAGCAGCGGTTGAACCTTATGAGGCCGGCGCAGGACCGGCACGATGATGAGCAGGCGGTTGTCTACTCGATCCACTTGATCTCAGAGGCTTCAAGCGGGAACACGTCTGAGATCACGGACTCGATGCGGACGCCGGTTGTCGACGGTGTGCCGATCACCTGGCGGATCAAGTCACGCTCTTGCGGCGTTGGCATGAGGTAGCCAGCGCGGAAGTCTTTGGAGTAGGAGTAGGAGCCGACTGACTCGCGGAAGGAGTCGAGGTTGGACGGGTTGTCGACTACGCGGGCAACCAGTTCGATGCAGATGGTTTTCAGGATCTGTGGAGTCTCTTCTAGCTCGTCAACCCACTCGTCGTCCTTGCCACCGGCTTGGGCGATGATCGAGGTCGCGGCCTCAAGCAACTGACTTGCCTGGTTGGTCTCTGCGGTTGTAAGCGTGCGACCGATGCGGGTCTGCACGTCAGAGGTTGTGGCGAAGGCCATGGTCTACTCCTGAAGAAGTCGAAGGGAAGCGAACGCCCCCCGACCCGAAGGCCGGAGGGTTGTTCGCGGATCGGCTGAGGCTTACGAGCCCTGACCGAAGGACATCTGGACAGCACCAGCCGGACGGGTGGCGGCGATCCCGTAAAGCAGATCGCAGGAAACCTCGTCCTGCTTCTTGGAGCTGTTGTAGCTGTAGGTCGTCCTGAGGGACAGACCCTTGAAGTTCTCGACAGCCACCTTGTCGGACGGAAGTCCGCGAGGAACGTCGAGAGGACGAACGGCCAGCGTTACAGCCGAACGGTGGAAGGCGACGCCATCGGCGACACCTCTGTCTCCGGCACCGAGACCGAACACCTGTGACTCGTAGGTGTCGAACCCGAACACACGACCGATGGAGCCCTCACGGAGAGCGTCGGTCGCGCCGGACTTGTCTGCCTCGACGAACAGGTCGTCGGCCAGAGCCACGCCAGCACCCTCAGGTGAGAGGACTGCGTGACGGTCGCTGGTCGGAAGCTTGTTCCTTCCCAGCGTGGTGCGCGCCTCGATCACGGCGTCAGATGCGACGCTGTTCATCGTGGCGGTGCCACCTCCGCCAGAGCCCTCGGCGGCGTCGATCAGCGCTTCTGCGAGATCTCCGTCGACCTTCTGGACGATGGCTTCCATGGCGGGAACGAGCAGCTGGTTTTCGAAGTCTTCGACCTCGAGCGTCATCTCCTCGTCGGTGACCGCGAACGAAACGTTGGCGATCTTGTTGAGGGTAACAGTGGTGCTGTCCTCGTCCGCTGCCTGGATGGTTACTCCAGCAGAGCGGTTGAACTCCTCTGCCGTGAATACAGCCGGCTTGCGGATGGTGACAGTATCTCCCTGTCGGCCCGTGAAGTCGGAATCGAAGTCTTTCCAGACCAAGTTTCCGAGCACTGTGGTGTTGTAGAGCGTCGCCAGCCCGCGACGGGCGATGACGCTCGGTGTGATGAAGTCGTTCGGCATAACCTAACGACCTCCTTTCTTTGCTTCGGGTTTGCGTCTCAGCAGCCCGAACTGCGACTACTTGTGACGCCTGATTGCTTCAAGGTGCTCTTTGACGCTCATGTCTTCAAGGGACTTGGCTCCGCCAGATCCCTTGCCAGCGTCAGCGTCGCCAGCCGGCTTCTTGCCGATCGGTGATGCTGCGAGGTGAGGCTTGCGATCGAGGAGGTCGTCCAGCGCTGACTTCAGGTTGTCGGCGTTGACCTTTCCATCCTCGTCGAAGATGTCGTCGTCGTCCAGATCGAGCAGCTTGATAGCGTCGTCCACGTCTGCGAACTTGCCTGCCGCTGTACGAGCCACAGCGCTCTGAAGTCTCTCCTTGCGGAGTTCCTTCGTGAGTTCGCCGCGAGCTTCTTCGGCAGCCTCTTTGCGAGCCTGCTCCAAAGCCTTCTCTTGCTCGGTCTGCGTGGCTTCCTTGGTCTTTGCCAACTC